TAATCTGCGACAGAGAAACTTTTGGTTCTGCTTTCGTAGGATGTACGATAGAAAGCAAACCCCAATCTTGCAATAATCCAGCAACAGTATTTCTGCGCTCTACATCGTTGGAAGTAATGTTCGATTCTTTACCATCGAGGGCGAACAGTTCTTTGAAGTGAACGATAAAATACCTACCTTGTTTATGCAAAATATGGCATGATTGGTATAACTTTTGTTCTTTTCTGGAAGCGATCCCGATTCGGGTAAGAGTTTCACGGATTTTCAAAAAGTTATCAGGTTCTGGTAACAGTACTTCCAGCATCGAATCTGGAGTCCAGTCATAATAAATCATTTCGACAGACATTATTTTCCACCTTTGAATAGTTTTTCTTCTATAATCTTAATCTGAGCAGGTGTCAAAATGTCTAAGACTTCCCTTGCCCTCTCAGTAGAATATTTATAATATTCCATAATTAGAAGAACAACCTTATCCTCGGCTTCTTTTTTATGCCACTTCGAAAAACGCTTCTTCTTGGATACTGTATTTAGAAGAAAATCGTTCTGCCATACCTTTGGGATTCCACCATGTCGATTCATCTCATTCGCCATCATGACTGTGTCAGAGAAATAAGATAGTCCTCTGTTTACCATGAATGGAGAATAATCCTTCTCGTTCAGTGGATCTTCCCTGAGTAAATCTTTTTTGGTTACATTTATAGCATTAATAAAATCAAAGGGACTTGGCATCGCTAAACCCCTCATCAATTTCCTTCTGGTCAGCTACAAATTTCTTCCCTGGAAACTTCTTGAGAAGAATCTCTTCGACTTCGTTACGACTTGAACCCTGTGCCATAAATTGCTTTGTGTTCTTGTCATAGATGTAGATCATACCAGCATGTTTTTCAATACTAATCTCTATAGAATTCTTACGGATTTCCTCTGTAACATGTGTAATCATTTTACCCATAGTACGCTCAAGAAAATTTTGATGTCTGGTCCATCCAAACAAAGCACCAAGAAAGAAAACAAACATCAAAGAAAGAATGACGGAAGCATAAAATACAATTTCCATATCATCCTCACTTAAATTTACATTGAATCATAATCTCGGTCATCGCTGCCACTGTGTTTAATTCATGGTCAGCAACGAACGCTGCTTTGTATTGATAGTCTGCCAAAATCAAAACGAGATGATGTACTGTGGATGTCTCAAGGAAATCTACAGCTTTGTCATATAACTCACGGAATAACTGTGTAGTTTCAATGTCAGAATTCTTAGCAACCCACTTACGAACTGCTGGGAAATCTTTAGTCTTCAGATAACCAACGAGTTCTTTGTAAGATTCATCGGACAAGTTTACAAGAATTCCACTGTCGATTTTACCAGTAACAGAATATCGCTGCAATTCATTTAAGATTCTACGATAATCTGGGAAGTGTCTTGTAATAACTTCTGCTACAACCTTTGGATCAAACTCAATACCCTCGTCTTTAAGAATACCTGAAGCACGCTTAAAGAAATTTGCTGCGATAGATTGTTTATCTTTCGTGTCGATCTTGAACTCAACAACGGCACATCTACTATGTAGAGGCTCGATGATTCGGTTCTTGAAGTTACATGTAAAGATAAATCGGCAATTGCTAGAGAACTCCTCAATGAATCCACGCAACGCTGGCTGAGTAGAATTGGCATTAAGATAATCCGCTTCGTCAAGGATAACTACTTTCTTGGCATCAGTCAACGAAACAGTCGATGCGAAACCCTTAATCTTTGTTCGTAGAACATCGATACCAGATTCTTCAGATCCGTTGATTAACAAATACTCAGCACCAATTTCATTACATAGTGCTTTAGCCACTGTAGTTTTACCAACACCTGCTGTTCCACAGAACAAAAAGTTTGGTAACTGACCATTAGTAATAAACTCTTTGAATGTTTGCTTCAAAGAATCAGGTAAGATACACTCGTCAATGGTCTTTGGTCGATACTTCTCAACCCACAAAAATTCACTCATAATATAAAACTCCAATCAAATAAAAAATGCCATAAGCGAAGCAGTTGATTTTTCCTTCGGTAATCTTGGTGTAGACATCTTAGTAAAATCTGTTTTACCCTTTGCGATATCCCAAGCTGCAATACACATGTTTCTAACATCAGTTGGGTATTTGGCTTTGGCTTCACTTTCTAAATAGAAGTCAGCAATCCATTCCCACTGTTCATGGTAATCACACCAAACCATTTTCTTAACAACTTTACCAGTTTCTAAATCAATAGTATAGAGTTCTTCTTTTGGTAATACTTTGCGATTAACTCTAGGAGATGCTATCTGCTTTCGCTTAGTCATAATATAATCTTTCAATCAATGTTGCCCATAAGGATTAACAGGGCGATCCTCATCACCCTGCTCTGGCACTACATAATAATTAGAAGTCGAAGGTGGAGTCTGCTTCAACTGCGACATAGTAGACGAGGTCGCTTCGTTGGAATCTTGAGATTCGCTTACTTGAGATTGACACATCAAATTCTCCTGGGATCATTTTAAGATTTTCGACTTTAAGATTTACCTTAAATTTCTTGTCGGTTTCACCAAGATGTGCTTCAAAGTTGTTACCAGTTGCGTTCTTCTTCTGACCAACTACGGCAGTGATTTTCTTACCATCACCAGAGATAGTCAAGTCGGGAGCAGCCAATACACCCGAAGTTTTACGGATAAGGTTCAACTGACCAGCTGTCAACTTAAAGTTAATCTCAGCGTCAGGGAAAACGATTTCCTTCTGTGGAACTGTTAGATTACCACCTTCTGCTGCGTAATAGTGAATATGGTTATCGCCTTGTTTGATTGTAACATATTTCTCGTGGAACTTCAACTCAGGATCTTCAAACAAAGATAGTGCGTTGAGGAATTCGTTCAGGTCATAGATACCAAACTCCTGAGGAAAGTCTTCGGCAACAACAGAGGATGCCATAATATTTTTCTGCTCAGAAATCGTAGCAATCTTAGTACCTTTCTTCAACAAAAGATTCCCATGAATGCTGGAAAAGTTTTGTAGAAGTTCGATAGTGGCTTTACTTAGTTTCATTTTTTCTCCAAATTAAAAACATAATAATATGTATAAAACATTATACCTAAAAATGTGGTGTGTGTCAAATATTTTATTGTAAAGCAAAAGGGCTTACAAGAATTCGTGGTTCAATATAAACAGGTTTGGCTTTACCATCTTTATGATCAACACAAAGAACCCAAGTGCCATCGGCAGAAGCTGGGCTGTATAATCCATTTGGATCTGCTTGAGGTAATGTAACATTACCATTCTGTCCACTAACACGCATCTGTGGATTTGTGTACTGTGTTGCGTAAGGTAAACCATAACCAACTGAATCACATACCTTGGTCAACTGATTGTTCATACCAACCAAATAGGTTGTAGTTGGAACACTGCGATCGCGCAACTCAAGGATATCTTTGAACATACGCTTTTCGGCAAAGTTAGTGATGGCTGGCATACCAACTGACTGAACAGCTTGTAATTGCAGTTCTTCCTGTTTGGCAGCTTCAATTCGACGACTGTCTGGATGATCATCACAAGCTGACAACAAAACTACAAAAGGTAATACTAATAAAAGTTTTTTCATATTACTTACCTGCTTTCAAATCATTATAAAAGTTACGAAGGTTTGGTGGCAACTTGTCCTCTGGATAAACAGAAAAACGATGAAGGACGATAGCACGAAGCGCATCCTTGTGGTCTTTATCAGCGTTGATATAATCCATTTGGAGATTTTCCAAGTCGCGAATCATACCATCATTATATTGTTCAGATTGTTTGAAGACCTGATTATCTACCGCACGATATTTTGGTGCGAAATATTGGTAAGCATAAAAGCTGCCAAATAAACCAACAACAACTAAAGCTACCCAACCAAATACGATTGCTGAGATTTCTTTAAACATAATTACTCCTTTGAATATTTTACATCATGTTCATACAAGAACATTAGGCAGCACATTGCATGCGCCAAGTGATTTTTACCTGTCA